TCATTACCAATAGCATCTGTTAAATTTTGAACTGCTGTTCCTTGTGCTTGATCTCTACTAGAACCATACTCTAATTCTCCACCAGCACCACCTTCTCCATGATAAGCTGTAAAAAATGTGCTTGTTATTGTTTCATTGTAGCCACTACCACCAGCAGAATTTCCTTGAAATGAAAAATAAACACTATCAGTAGCTGGGTGCATATTGTTATATGTAAATAAGTATTCCTTATAAGTATTATCTAAAACAACTCCACTTGCACCATCAACAAAAGATAAAGTAGAAGAACTAGAAGCTGTTAGCTTTTTAATAAATGTCATACTGCCTAATCCTGTAATACTACCAAATGCAGTTGCGTTCTTTACTCCATTATTATTTAGTTTAACTATGCTCATTAGCTATCCTTTATTCCATAAAGCTTGATTTTCCCAGAATCTATATTTCCAGAAGCATATTTAAACTGAATACCATCTACTGCTGATGTGGTGTTTCCATAACCAGCTACAAAATTATTATAACTTCCTGGATCTCCTGTCATTGTATTCATATTAGATATAAAATGTTTAACAAAAGTTGTGCTTGATGGATTAAATAAATAAAGTGTACCACCTAAATTTCCATCATTATCATTACTATTATATCCTGATAAGTATTGAAAAGATGTACTTTGTGCTAAATCTTTATCAGTTCTGTATTCTAATCTTCCACCACCATCATTTTCAGCATGGTCTGATCTAAATACTGTTGTTGTTTTTGTTACATTATAATTACTACCAGTATCTATACTCATATTAAAAGTAAAATCTTGATTAGCAGTAGCTGGGTGTATATTTATAAACTTAAAAACATAAATAGGATATGTGCCATCTAAAACTACATCTGAACTTCCATCAACAAAACTTAATGTAGCTGAACTACTAGCAGTTAAAGTTTTAATATGTGTCATAGCTCCACTTGGTATTGAAGCAGCAGAGGTTACAGCACTTATGCTATTGTTGTTGTATTTAACTAACGCCATATAATTTTATTACTCCATCAAATGTGCCAGAGTTCATTTGAAACCTAATTGCATCAACATCATTTGTATTATTAAAATATCCAGCAACAAAACTATTTACACTATAGTTTGTGTCTATGTTTCCTTGTGTTGTTGCTATAAAATGTTTTACGAAAGTTGTGCTAGATGGCGAAAAAAGTTGTAAAGTTCCATTTAAAGAATGGTCATTATCAGCATCTTGATTTCCATAAGCCATTAAATCTTGAAATGCTGTTGATTGTGCAAGATCATCACCTGACTGATATATTAAAGCCGCATCTGAACCACCTTCAGCATGGTGTGCTACAAATATTGTAGTTGTTTTAACTACGTTATAATTTGAACCAGCATCTATACTTCCATTAAATTGAAACCTATTTAATCCAGATGGATGTATATTATAAAACTTAAACACATACTCATCATAGGTGCTATCAATACCAGATGTAAAAGATATTGTAGATGAACCAGATGCAGTTTGTGTAGAGATAAGGTTCATTGAACCACCACTAAAACCACTTGGTTTAGTTGTGATTGCTGATAGGGAGTTGTTGTTAGCAAATAATACTGCCATGTATTACCCCTTTGGATTATCTGATCTTACTTTATCACAATGATCTTTAAATGTTGATGTGCCGTTCTTTTGGTCTTTATAAATCATTTCCATTTGAGATTTCCAAGAACCATATTGTGCTATTCTTGTTGCATCTATATTAGCATTTGTCTCAAATGTGTTGCCAGCTGTTTCATAATTTGCTAGTTGATAGTCACTTGGTTTATCTAAATCATCATAAGTCCATGAAGATATAAAATCTCCCTTACCATCTGAATTATTTTGTAAAGATACTTTTGTATCATCCCATGTTTTAGAATTATCTTCTATATAAAGTTTTGTTTTTGTATAAAGTGATGCCATATTATACTCCTATTAATTTGTATCCTGAAAATTCAGTTTGTATTGTGCCAGAATTTAAAGGTGTTGTATCGCTTCCTGTGTGATCTGCTTTAGCAAAAACTTCAACATAATCTCCAGCAGATAAAGTTTGTATAGCACTTATATCATAACTAAAATATTGTACTTCAGGAAAGTTTGCTGTTGTTTGATTACCAGAATAAATATATCTTTTTGCTACTTCACTATTATTTACTCTTATTGCAAGAACATATTGTGAAAGACCAGCTTTTTGAAATCTTATTCTTGTATAAAAAAAATATTTACCACCTTCACCACTAGGTACTGTAAATTTTTTGTTAGAAACATCATAAGCACTATCAGTATCAAAATCTTCTGTATCAAAATCAACTTTAGTATCAGTATTGTCAGATAATGTTTGACCACTATTACTATAAGCAGAAAAAGCTGGAGTATTAGTACCACCAGCAGCAGCAAAAGTATTATCTCCTCTTAAAAAAGTTGTAGCATCTTTAGTTCCAGTAGCTGTTAGTTTAGCAAGTGAAACTGTACTGTCAGATGGTACACCAAGATCAAGAACTGAACCTAGTATATGAATAAAATTTATAACATCACCTGTAACTAGGTTTGATGCAAAAGTAATTGTTGAACCAGATACAGTATAAGAACTGCCTGGTGCTTGTAGTACACCATTCAAACTAACCAACATATGATTAGCAGTTTCTGGTGATACATTAACTGATGATACTTGCATAGTGTATGCTGCTTGACCATTGACTACTGATATAGCATCACAAACTTGAAAGTTTCCTACTTGTGGTTCTCTACCTATATAACTCATTTGGGGTATTTATCCTTTGTTGTTTTAATTGTAGCTTTCCAACCATCAATTCCATTGTGGTATAAATCATCTAGTTGTTCAGTAATAGATGGATATTCAGATTTCCTATCATACCAATATTGCATTTCTTGTATTTTAGATTTAATTTGTTCTTTTGTAATATTTGTTGGGTTATCATCATGCCAAGTTATAGTACAAGTATCTATATTATTTCCAGAAACAGAAACTTGTGCATCTAATTTAATTTTTAAAATTGCTTCACAAATCATATTATGCTCCTATTTCTATTGCTATTATTGTAGCTTTTGTACTAGCTCCTGCAAAATGTGTAGCAGAACCATTACCATTTTTTAAACAAACTTTATAAGTTAGTTCATTTGTACTACTTGGACTATGTAAGAAAGAAAAAGAAACATTCTCTCTATGTCCAGTTTCTTCTGTATAAAGTATTCCATTTGTAGTTCCTGTAACTTCTGAATTATTATCATCAAAAAAACTAACGGCAGAAACACCACCACCACCTTGCAGTACACCACAAGCCATTAATAAAATTTTACTTGATGTTGCTGCTGGAGTTATATCAACAGTTAAACCTGTTACTACAAAAGATGTAGAAGATGTACTGGTTGTAGATGTGGTAGTTCCTTGAATTGCTTGTAAAACTTTTCCACCACCACCAATCAAACTAGCATCTAATCTTTTAAGAGTACCAGCATCACTAATTAAAAATTCATCTGTATCTGCTGGAGAAGTTGCTAAAGCTGTTTGACCAGTAATAACTGCTGGATCAAGATCACTTGCAACGATTGCTTTGTTAGCTGGTTTATTTCCAATATATGCCATAAATTAATCCTATGTAATTTCCATTATAGAAAGAGTACCTGACAGTTTATCAGCTACTGAACAATCAATTTGAATTTTATCTCCAGTTTCTAATACAACTTTTCCACCAGATAAAAGTTCTAAAGAACTTCCAGATGGTATAGATACATCTTTAACTAACATTGATGTGCCATTAGCTACATTGTTAGCTCCACCTCTATTTGATGTTGTAGAAACTAATTCTACTTCAGCAGTAACTGCTGTAGTGTGAATATTTGCAAGTACCAATCCTAATACAACTGTTGTTGTACTAGATGCTACTGTGTACATAACATAAGGAGTCCCAGCACTAGCTGGTTCTGCTGCGAATGTTACTGTCTTAAAAGTGTTTGCCATTTCTTATTTTCTCCTTATTATTAATTTAACCTAAAGCTATTGCTAAGGCAGTTGGATCATCTGTTGAAAATCCTTGAGCTGACATTAGGGTTACTACTCTTGATAATGCTGCTTTTTTATTTGTACCACCAGCTCCATCATCTACTATTATTAAATCACTTGTAGTTAAATCTGCACCTATATCAGATCCACCATCAATATTTAATGCTGTTAAAGAAACTTTATTAGCTGTTCCAATAGTTCCTAATTTTGTGTCTGCAATACTATTAACTGCAAGGGTAATATTTCCTGATGAAGTAATAGGTGTATTTCCAACTGTAAATTCTCCAGCACCAGAATCTGCTATTCCAATTTGAGTAACAGTTCCAGAGTTACTTGGTGTAATTACAGTATAAGTAATTGAAGTTGAGCCAACTGATCCTGTGTTATCAGTCGTACATAAAAATATTTTATTGTCATTAGCTGAACCTTGATTAACTACAACCATTCCACCAGATAATTCAGCAATACTATCATGTTCTGGATCTCTTGAAGCTGCACCACTTGATACTGCTAAGTATAATCCATTTTCACTAGCTGTACTTTGATCTTTAACTAAAACTCTATCTCCTGCAACAAGTGTAACACCATCAATAGTATCACCAGCTTCTAAACCATTTGTTAAATTTACATTTGCTGTTGTAGCACATTCTGCAATAATTCTAGTTCTTAAACCAGCAACAGCTTGATCTACATAATTTTTAGTAGCTGCATCTGAACTAGCAGATGGAGAACCAAGTCCTGTAACTGCTCCACCAGATATTGAAACATTGTTCGCAGCTTGTGTAGCAATTGATCCTAGTCCTAAAGAAGTTCTAACAGTAGCACCAGTTTCTGTTACAAAGTTTGATCCATCACCAACAATAAAATTACTATTAGTTGGTGTTAGTCCAGCAATATCTGTAAGTTGTGCATCACTAGCTTGTTTAGCATCTAGTTGAGTTTGAATTGCAGATGATACTCCATCTAAATATCCTAGTTCAGTTGATGTAACTGCACTAACTTCTACTTTACCAGATCCATTAGATGTTAAAGCTCTTGAAGCTGTTAAATCTTCAGTATCAATTGTAGTTGCTGCACCAGTAATGGTAGCTTGTTTTGAATCTAATTGTGTTTGTACTGCACTTGTAACTCCATCTAAATAACCTAACTCAGTTGATGTTACATCTGATACTGCAATTTTTTGAGAGCCATTAGAAATTACTGCTCTGTCAGCAGTTAAACTTTCTGTATCAATAGTAGTTGCTGATCCAGTTATAGTAGCATTTTTTGCATCTAATTGAGTTTGGATAGCACTTGTTACACCATCTAAATAATTAAACTCTGCATTTGATACAACACCAGTATTAATTCTATCTGCGTTAATAGTTTTAGGTACAGAGTCTGCTGTTAATGCACCAATATATACATCAATAGTTTCACTTGATAATGAACCACTATCCCATGCAACTGTAACTGTTGTATTTGTTGAAAACGCAACTGCTGTAATTGTTCCATAAATAGTTCCTGGTGTAGCAGCTATAACTTTAACTCTACGACCAACTGTATATATTGTTCTAACATCAACTCCAGCGATTGTAAAAGTTGTGCCTGAAGCATAAGCGACTGTTGCAGCTCCATCACCATCTCCATACTGAACCCATTGACTATCATTATACCAATCTCTAGTATTTTTCATCAATGCTCTAATAGCATTGTTTAAATTACTAGGTAGCATACCCTCATCTACATCAATAGAATTAAGTGATGTGTTACTTGCCTGTGTTGTTGAATAATCTTTAATGTTTGTACTCATAATTCTCCTAATTCATAAACCAACTAAAAGCCTTATCGCTTTCAGAATTATTTTTGTTAATTAATGTATTTACTGCTTCCTCAACTTGTCTTTGAAAAAACTCTTGTGTTTCAATTGAATATCTAATGTTATCTATATCTATTTTATCTGACATTATCTTGATCCACCTTGACTAGCTGTTAAATCAATTCCTTGTGCATTAGTCCAAATAGACTCTGCTGGTATTTTTACATTTGCTCTAAAATATCTACCACTTTGTCTTACAGGATTAATGCCTGTACTATTCATAGAACTTGATGATGATGTAGTAACATTATCAACTAATCTATCTCTAGTCTTAATAGTTACATTTGCATTAGCATCAACTATTGGTCTAATACCAGTTACATTAGCTCTTAGACCTGGAAATATTTCTTGTTCTTTTGTTTCAAGTTCTGCTTCTAAAGTAGTACCAGAAAATATTGCTGCTTTAAAATTTTCATCAACAGCACCTAAATATAATTGTCCTGTTGTCCAATATGGAGTATCTAATGAAATATTAATTTCGTCTAAATTTTCAGAAATAATATCCATTAACTCAACTGTGTTTGCTACTACGAATTGTTTAAAGATTTGTGATGCTTTAACTTTAGCAACTGACCACTTTTGAGTTACATAGTTGTATATCAATAATTTATCACAAATCCCAGTAGTGTTTGGATTATCTTTACTTGGATATAACCAAATTGCTAAAGTGTTAAATGGATCTACAGCAGCAGTAATTCTATCTGTGTATGCTTTGTTTAAATCTCCATCAAAAAATCTATTTACTTTTTCAGCTCCTATCGGCAAAATTTGGTCGCCATTGATTTGAAAAAATCCATCTGATGCGTAAAAGAAAACTTGTCTATTGTCTTGGCAAACTGTTTGTCCATAAACTGCTCCTCTATTAGGAGAAATTACAGAGAACCTAAATATTACGTTACCACCCACAAAGTCCATACGAATTATTTGATCTTCTCTAAAAACGTACCCAACTTCACCAGACGTAATTGCCACAACCTGACCACCTGAGCCTGGCAAGTCTTGTGTATCTGATGAACTAATACCAGCTTCCCAAGTTGCTATGTCATTTATTCCTGACCAAGCTACTCTGTTTTTAGCACCTACAATATTTCCTGTTACTAAGAAATCCCTAACAACACCTGAAGTTTTAAAAGTTGGTGGAGTTCCACTTGATGCAATAGTTGATAAATTGTGAAAAACTGTTGAAGTACCCATTAAATAATATTGTGGTACATCAACTCCATTACTAGCAATTATATATTGTCCAAATTGTGTAAAAGTGATGTAATCTGTATCTGTGCCTGTTAAAGGTGTTCCACCATAAAAATTAGTAGTAGTTAATCTTGTAGTATCAGATGATACGTTAGTTAAATTTTCATTACCAATAGCTGCTCTTGTAACAGTAACAACTGCATCTGATACTGTTGCTGTAAAATCAGCATGAGCATCAATAGTAGTTTTTAAATTTGTTGCAGTAGTATTATTATTTGTTTCTACTTTAAACTGAGTTCCTGATGCTGTTCCTGTAGTTGATGTAAATACAATAGTTGAGCCATCATTTTTTTTTAATGTAATTGTTTTAGAAGCACCTATATTTGCATAATCAGAAACTGTGATTGTGCATGATGCTTTAGCTGTTGCTAGTTTTACATTCCTTGCACCAACCTCTGTAAAAGTACCTGATGTTAATTTGTAAATAGTTTCTTTAGTAGCAACAAAAGTAAATACTGTATTTGTATTATCTCTAAAACTACCAGCACCTTTTGCATTTTGTGTTACATTAGATGCACCACTATAAGCAACTAAACCTTTTACTGGTTTATAGCTTGATTGTGCATGATAAACATTTGTAGCAACAGTAGCACCAGGATTTAAATGATCTGGTTGATCTGGAAGCCATTCGCCAAAAGGTAGTTGCATAATTTAATTTACCAATTTGTTGATTTATAATTATTTGAGAAAGCACCTCTTACAGTATCCTCACCTCTTTGTACTAAAGGTGATCCACTAAATTGATCTTCTCTATCGTTTTGTTCTAATCTTTCCATAGCAGTTGCATACATTTGTTGCCAAGTTTGAACTTGCTGAGGATTGATACCACCTAAAAAGTTTGCTGCATGAAATAAAGCACCATACAAATAAATTGCTGGATGACTTGTTAAAATATAATTTGTTGTATTGGTACTAGATAGAGTATCAAAAGTTTTATAATAATTTAAATAGCCTGTATATGAAGCATCAGGTTTTGGAGAAAATCTAAAAGTATCTCCTAATATTGTATAAACAGATGGCAAACCAGTATTTGATGTGCCTTGCATTTGATCCATTTGTGATGGTGTTGCATATCTCAATGGACATTTTGTAGAACCACTTAAAATATATAAATCTCTTACTTGTAAAAATCCTGTTGGCAGAGCTTCAGTTTCGCTATCAATAGTAAAACTTGATTGTGCAATCATACTTCTAACTCTTAGTTTTGAGTTAAAATCAGCTTCTGCTAATTTAATAAAGTCATCAGCTATCTCTGTTGTTAAATCTGATCTGTTTAACCAATTAGCAAGTGATGCTTTTAATTCTGTATAATTTGTTAGTGCCATTAAAATCTTCCTGGTGCAGTTCTAAATAATCTATAATCAGAACTATTTAATTTTTCTTTTAAAATTTTTGTTTGAACATCTTTAGGTAAAGCAAACCAATTACCTTTATTCATATCGCCATTATATTCTTTTGCCCAAATTTCTAAAATAATAGATGGAACTGATGCTACTCTTTTTAAACCTTTGTCTGGTGAGTAACCATCATTATGTGTGTATAGCTTTTTATTGTGTTCTAATATTGGTTTAACATCAACTGACCTTTGTTGGATAACACCTTTATCTTCGTTATCATGGAAAGTTTCAGTTGTTACACCATCATTATCTACTCTTAGTTTTGCCATTATCTACCTTGACCTTTATATCTAGTAAGTTTCATTTGTCTTTTTTCACCTTTTGACAAAGATTTTTTATGTTTGCCTAACTTAGGTGGTTTATCTCTTGGAACAAAATGGACAAACTTTTGTTTAGCCACTAAGCACTCATTTCAGTAATAGAAACTTCAGCAGTACCAATAAAAGCTACTTTCTCACCAGGTGAAACTTTAAAAATTTCAGGTTGATCAGCAGGTATAAAAATAGTTGAAGAATCAGCAGTTGAAACAGCAGTTGGATTTGCACCAAATAAAATGTAAATATCAGCAGTTGATGCTATTCTTACATATTCAGTTTGTGATCCAAATGCAGCAGACTGTGCAGAAGTTCCACCACTTGTCTTACCTTGATGTGTTGTTGGTTTTAAACCATAATTAAAACTCATAATTTATTTTCCTTTATTTTTTGTATTTAACTTTTTTGCCTTTTTTTTTTGCAAAAGACTTTGCTTTTTTCATTCCAGCTTTACTGTATGAAAACTTTTTTTTTCCTACCATTGGCATAATTTATTTCCTTTTATTAATTGGTATTTGTGGGGAAGTATCGCTAGACAAGATCCCCACAAAATCTGTAATTATCTTCTGATAACGAATGTAACTACACACTCACAAGCAGTTGAAGAACCACCATCAGTTATCATTTCAATTGATCCAGCTTCCTCAACTCTGTTTGCTGCTGTAGGTGTTGCTGTGTCCACATCACCTGCTGCTGATCCAGATTGAGTAACTGTAATTCCACCACCAGTTATAGCAGTTCCACCTATTTCAAAAGATAGAGCTGCGTTAGCAGATGATATTGCATTTTTAATTGAAGTTAAAATTTTAATAACATTTCCACCATCAGGCACAGGTACAAAAGTTGAACCTGCTGTACTGATGTCAGTAATTTTAGCTGTTATAAAATAATCGTTTAATGTTCTCATGTTTTTTCCTTTATTTGCTTCGTTCCGACTTTAAAAAATCTTCAAAGACCAAACAAAATTGTTAATTAATATTATGAGGGGATAAAATACCCCCTCATAAAAGTGATAACTACTATGAAGTAGTTAAATCGAATATACCACCTGAAGCAGCTTGGTTTCTAGACTCTAAAGTGTATTCTGCAAGTAAGAATTTCTTCTGTGCATCACCACTTTGAGCAAGATCCTGAAGTTGGAAATCTCTTAAAAAAGAAACTGCCCACATATCAGGTTGTAGAACATAAGCTGATCTAGCTTGTTGGAATCTATTTGGTACAGCAGTTAATGCTCCAAAGTCAGATTCATATATATCAACAGACGCAACTAATCTTTTGTTTTCTGCTGGATCAAATCTAGTTGAACCACCAGTAAATCCAGATAGTTTTTGTTTGTTAAAAGAGCCAAGCATAATCATTGATGGATCTCCACCAGAGTCCCAACACTTCTTCACAACATCTTTTAATTGTGCTTCTGTGAAAGCTCTTTGAGTTCCAACAACCCTTACATCTGTTCCATCTCCAGTTGGATCGGCAGGAGTTGGTGAACCAGCAGACGCATGATTAGTGTTTGCTTCAATCCAAGTTTCAATACCAGCAAGTTTTCTTGCAGTAGTATCGTTACCTGTTACTGGAGCTTGGTTTAATAATAGAGTAGTTTCCATATCTCTTTTTAGCTCTTTTGAAGCCTTAGAAATTTGGTAAGCCATTTCATTATTTCTACCAGCTTTTGATACAGACTCTAAAGTACCAGAAACGATTACAGCTTTTCTTGAAATCTGTGTTCTGTTTCCTAGTCTAGTAGTAGCTGTCATAGCATTAAAAGCTACTTCATCACCCTCAATTTGGTGATTGTTAGAAGCTGCTGCTGCTAAAGCATCTGTTTGCCATTCATGGTAAACTGCTGTTGCCTTGTTCTTGCCAATGTTTGACATGAAAGGAGTATCAGTTGGAGATATTGAATAAATAATATCCGATAAATCTTCTCTTTCCCCTTTTGCATCATATTGGCTATATGTGTTTGTTATTTGTGCCATTATTATTTTCCTTTGAGGTTATTTATTGTTAATCATATCTAGGAAAATGCTAGTAGCATCTTTAGTGCTTCCAGATTTTCTTAGACGACTAAACTTTTCTTTTCTAGCTTTCTGATTTAATTCAGTTTTGCCTTGTTTAACCCCTGACGAAAAAACTTTGCTTGGTTTAGAAATTTTTTTTGCTAAATTCGGTTTTGAATTTTGCATACTTCTATACTTCATAGCATCATTAACCAACATTACAATTCTATGATCGTACACTTGAGCAACTTCTTGGTCGTTAAAACCATAGTTGTTTAATGTATTTTTCATATTAGCTTTTAAACTTGAAGCCTTTGCTGGATCAGAAAATTCAGGCATCTTAGATACTAATTTTCTTTGTTGATCTTGCAAAAATGTTTCAAATTGTTGCTTTTGTTCTGCTTGAG